TTCTGTGTAAGTACGTACGCTCTCTACCTTAGGAGCAGGAGCAACGTGACCAGTCAACTCCATAGACAAGATCTTGCCTTGGATTGACTTAGGTGAAAAGTTTCCACCTTCGAAGTGCTCAGCGATCTGAGCGTATGTGTATGCGCCTGAGTTATCAGTAACGAATGCACGAAGAGTAGCTTCTTGCTGCTCTGAGAACGAACGTCCTCCAGCAGTTGAAGCAAGCTCTACATCGTATCCCATCTTTCGCAGTTTGCTAGAGATAGAACGAGTAGAAGTTTCAAGCTGGTCTGCTGCTTCTGCAACAGTAGCTTGTGAGACGGGGCTTTCGCCGCCGACAAAATTAGTAAGCGCTTCAGTGCGCTCATCGGTCCACTTAGGAAGTGCCATATTAGTTCTCCAAAAATGATCTAAGATCAGTTACTATAGTAACGCCAGTAGTTCTGGCTTGTCGTGTTTTAGCAGATTCAGTCCCACCTTCATTGATAAGAAAACCTACTTGTTTTGTAAGACTGGATTTAACTTCATAACCAGCCGCATTCAAAGCATTAGTAGCATCAGCTTTGCTCTTGAAACTCTTCAAGCGTCCACTAATACATACAGTTCCTTTACTCACAACTGGCGGAGGTGTATCCGAAAAGTACCAACTACAAGGAATGTGTTCTTGAAAGAAAGGTAGCTCATTGTCTATCCAGTCCAATAAACTGGAAGAGGCTTTTGGTCCCAATCCGGCACGCTCACAAGTGTCTGCATTTATTTGAGAAATATGATGAATAGTCTCAGACAGCTTTAGTGTTGCCGTTTTTCCGATTAACGGAATACCAAAAGCAGGTAAAAGAAGCTCAAGTGGAGCATCGAACGAATTCAATATCTCCAACATGAGCTTGTCAGTCACTTTCGCAGAGCCCAACGATGCTAAGATACTCTCACGCGGAGTGAGGTAAATTTCAGAAGGGCAAGTCCAGCCAAGTTTACGAATAGACGCAGGGCCGAGACCCTTGATCTTCATAGTCTTAGCGAAGTGTTCCACGGCCTTAGCATTCTGTGCAGGACACAGATGATTACGACAGTACAGAGAATCATTTACCCATTCCAACTCACTGTCACAAGAAGGACAGTTGGTAGGGAAGTTGATTTCTTGAAACATGGACTACTCCGAAAAAGTGAAAAGATATTATACGAAAGATTGACCTAAATGTCAAGAACTATTTTTCTCGATGTCCACTCGTCTGACGATTCGTGGAATGATCTCCCCGCTCCGTATAACTTCAACTGAGCAACCTATTTCTAGGTCCAGAGAGCGAATGTACTCGATGTTGTGTAGAGTTGCACGGCTCACAAGTGCATCCCCCACTTCGACGGGCTTTAGTATGGCAACTGGGCTCACGACCCCTGATTTGCCTACCTGCCACACAACATCAAGTAATTCTGTAATCACCCCATCCTTCTGCTCTTTAAGAGCGAAAGCCCCTCGGGGGTGATGAGCTGTATATCCCATTCTATAGAAAGCCTCATAACTATCTACCCTGAACACCTCGCCATCTGTTGGATAGCCAGATGCATCGAAGTGAGTGATAGTATCAAAGCCCTCTTGGGCCAAACCGTCCATTGCAGAGGTAAGATGCGTGTGTTCGATATACTCGCCTTGAATGTCATACGCTACAAAACGTAGGTATGAACAACGAGCACGGAACTCCTGCATGTCTTTGAGATTCAAAGACCCCGCTGCAAAGTTGCGAGAGTTTGGAATCGTATCGGGCGCTACGACTTCACCAGTAATTTGGCAAGTGCCAATAGTACTGATATTTGGAGGTACTAGCTCTTCTAGCTTCAACGTGATATCACGACCGATATTGCCGTCTCCCCTGGTTAAAGCCTGAGCTAGATGGCCGTTGACATATTGCAACGACACTGCCGCCCCATCAAGTTTCGGTGTACGCACCATAGGTGACGTACCGGACTCTATGTCATTTAAATTAAAAACCTTCTGTAGAGAATACATCTTATACAGATGAGGAATACCATCAGTGACAGTATGTCCCACCGCATCATAGCTATATAGTCTTGCTAACGCATCAAACTCAGCATCCGAGATTATCGGAGTACCTGAGTAGTACATTGCAGAAGCTTTTTCCAAAAAATGTTGCATATAGTTCCCTCACTCAATAAACAATATTATACAGAAAGAAGGAACAAAAGTCAAGAACTATTTACGTATAAGTCCTTGATTAGATCAGAGAAGTGTTCTTCTATGATCTCCTTACTTTCTGCAAGTGATAAGATTTCGACTAGCCCAACGAAAAGATTACGTGAGTTGTCAAAGTCCAAGGGCATTGTAATCCCTTCCTTACTAGGCTTCCACTCTTCTTCGAAATCTAAGTAGTACTTACGCACACTTAAATATTCGATACCACGAAAGGTTGAGATAGTAAGCCGAACTTGTGTCTCTTTTGCTTCATCATAATGTATGACTTTTTCATAAACTTCAGGTGCTTGATATAGTTCCATACTAGTCTCCGTTCTTTAGAACAGAGGCAAGAGGTACTACATTGGTCACATTCTTCGGTTTAAGTAAACGAAAAGAGTCGGTGTCCCAACAAAAAAGCAAAAGAGTCTCTCCAGATTCCTTTGCTCTATTTCTTTTTTGTTGAATGTAAGGCGTGCTGAAGTCCAATGTGCAAACATTGTATTTCAACTTATTACTGTTCTCACTACGATAGGTGATTACAGCGTCACCGTACTCATCGACGAGCCGTGCTAGTTCTTCTTTTTTCACAGGTACTCCTAGTGAAGCGGTTTGGCAGAATCTTCTCCCGTGCCGACTTGCTTAGGATGTGAAGGTGAGGGACTTACACCTACGGAGGCCCTCAAAAAGAATTAGCTGTTTACTGCTGCGATTACACCGGCAAAGTACATTGCTGCTTTACCTGTCAACTTGCTGACGATTTCTTCATCAACTTCTTGACCTGCATCAGTAAGTGCTGCTGTAAGAGATTCGATAGCTGCTGCTTTAGATACGCGAGTACTAGTTGCTCCACTCGCCTTTGATGTCCCACCAGAGGCGGGGGCTTTTTTTACATATACGCCTGCCTTGGTAAGTACCATGCGAACACCGTTAGGTGATTGATCGAATTGCTCTGCGATTTCTGCGACGATCTCCATGCTGTTCTCTGGAGTTGGATTACCTGCTTCGTACGCCTCGATAACCTCTGCTTTTTGTTCGTCTGTCCACGCCATTTTACGTTTCCTTCTAGTTTGTGATTGTGTTGCTCCAGGACAGGTGCCTGTAGCGTGTAGTTGTGCTTGATAAAATCTATCGCCCAAAGTAGTGCTCTACTAGTGCGATGTAACCTCCAAGTAGGTGAACACATACTCCTACGGTTAGGAAGCCAATTATAAATGTACTCATGTAGTTCTCCTCATTTCAATACTATGTATTATACCGACATGAGTGATGAAAGTCAAGAAATATTTTTAGATACGTGATAAATCAACTCCGTATTTTTCGAGGTGCTTTAGCTTTCCCAAGTCGTATGCAAGAGAGTAAGCTGCAAATCCTCCAGTATTTACATTCATCCACTTTTCTGTATCTTCTCTGACTTCTTCCATGATATAAATAGCATAGCATTTGCTACCGTACTTCTTCTCGTAGTTTACATCTGAGAAGCCTGCTTTTTCTGCTTGATAATCTACGGAGAGTTCGTAATCTACTCTTGCTGGTTTGTTGTAGACTGCTGACCAGACGATTTCTCCTGAAGCGAAGTCTTCTGCGACACACGTCTCCGGAAGATACGCAGTACCAGACTCCGTACTTGTCGCAGGAACTCCAACGCGGTCAATGAGTGAACGTACAAACCCTGCCGAACGGAATAACCCCGCTGCGATTTCTGCAATGGAGTCTCCGGAAAGATATCGTTCAACTGACTCACGAATTTCTTCATTTGTCGCTCCTCTTCCTCGATTCTGCTTTTTACGTAACGCTCGATACTCAACTTTATCTTCGTAATCATCAATTATCCGTTGTAGGCGCGTGGTATTGTACGCTATATTCAGCATACTGCATGCTTCCTTCTTTGAAATCGGAGTAGTTCCTGTCAAAAGTCCAATTACTTTCTGTATATTCGATTCTGTTAAATTCTCGTAATCTTTCTTTTTTACTCGTCTCATTCTGTTTTCCAAATATTCTGTCGTAATTGTTACCAAAGTGTTGCCACTTTACTTTTCTATATGTGTCACCTTTACCTGTCACGGGGGTCGTCTCCTATTGACATACGCAAGTACCAGATAGCTTTCTGAATATCCTGTACTTTGTTCTGTTTGTTGTTTGCTCTCCAAATGTATTTGAATGCATTGAGGCGGCAGTACTCTTCAAATCCTTCTGCGGATGTTGTTGTCTTCATCGCATCAATACATTCTACATCATCTCGTCGGTAATGTAAAGGACTATTTACTGGGTCATGTACTTTCATTCTACGGCCTCTGCAACGTCAGGGAAGTGAGTTGCAATAATATCCCAGCACTGATTTGCAATACGCATATGTTCTTTCTGAGTGCCGTGACCCCGCCGCAGGTCGCAATAGTGAATCCACGAACGAAGAGTTCCGCTCATGTATAGCGTAGATACTGTATTACCTTCTGGTAGCACTGCACGGGCTTGCTCTTTTGCAATACCGTTATCTAGTGCCCAGCGATACGCTTTCTTTGTCGCATCTAATACTTTTGCCTGCTTCATGTTCCAGTCTTCGTAAAGGCGTTCGTGTTGAGACTTGTTTCCGCCTTTACCAAAATCTTCTGAGTCTTCCAGCTCAATACTGTTCTGACGGTTGCTAGGATCTTGCAGGCGAGCTTCACGATAGTAAAAGTCTTCTGCAATCGCATACCGCTGGCTAAACTCTTGAAAGCTAAAACTCCGGTGACGCAACATCTGTCGAGCAATATCCCGAGTGGTGCGAATTTCCATAGTAATACTTACCATCTCGAAGGGAGACCAGTGCCCGTGCTTAATAAGGTATCGTAGCAGTCGTGGTGCGCTTTCGTGATGGTTTTGATTGTCTGGGTTACTTACCCGTGCTGCATAGGCTACCAACTCTTCTGCGGTATGGCAACCTGTGGCAATATTTGGCTTTGTCAGCCCTACTAATTCTACTCTACTCATTTCGCTGTAATCCTCTGTTCGTAGTCAGCAAGAGACTCATCCCACCAATCGGGAGTTGGTCTATGACTCCAACTGGCGAAAGTAGCCTTGTCAAGATGATAATAATCACGGTAAGACTGTATTGGATCATCATAGTTTTTGAGTACATCAGGCATTGCAAGTCCAAACGTGGTGAACCCCACTCGTTTAATGTTGACTGGGTCGGGTAGTTTGTTGATGACTTGCCAGAAGGACTTGTGTTCTTTGCCGTAGCGATACCGAAACTCCTCTGCGAGAGCATGAGCATAGCACCATGTCCACTCATAGTTATCTAATGATGATCGTGTCCATATAGTGCAGGGATGGTTGTACATCATGCCAAGATATGGAGTAAGTTGTCTTTCTTCAGGCTTGAGAGGTTTCTCAAGTTTTTTGTATTCATTAAGTACTGCGGCTTCGTCTTTCTCAAGTGCTCGAGGTACAAAGCCAAGTAGAGTGTCTACCCATATCGCAGTACATAGTAGTTGTGCAGCTTCGAGTATCATTTTGTTGACGTGCTTGTCTACGTGATACTCGGCGCACTTGTCTAAATCTTTATCAAGGTAAAATAAGTTCATGTAAGTATTATACCTGTATCGGTAATTGAAGTCAAGATTATTCTGCTACTGTTAGCTCAAAATGACATACGTCAAGCATAGGTCGACGACCATTTTCTAAGCAACGACCCATATACATACATTGTAGCTCGCCAAGATCTCCTTCATAACTACTTAAGTTATCTAAGCTCCATACTCCGCCCCAACGAACAGGCGTAAGCAAGTCTTGGCTAGCAAACTTCATATTCATAGCAACTTCGTCATATACTTCGGGCTCAAAGCAAGGACGGCCCTCTACAAATGCTACTAGGTCAACTGCCTGTCCATACATATGAGGTGAGCTTGCTCGCTGTGTTGCTCCTTTTCGAAACAATTCTAGTTGCTGTGTTCTTGTTCTTCGACCGTGAGTTGCCTGTATTTCAATATCTGAAATAGCTACTGCTCGTCGAACTACTTCTGCAAGTTCGGGAGCTACCCCGGCTAGAATCTCTTCTGACTCTTCCGTTAAAAAATACTTTTGATCTGGATGAGTCTCTTTGTTGTAATAATTTTCCATTACACATTCTCCAATCGTGTCATTAATCTTTCAGCTCGTTTCCCCACTTGGCGATACCAAAGTGAGTCTCGACCTTCTACTCCTGCTGTAACCCAATCCCCTTCTACAAGAGCAGCATTAAACTTTTTAAACTTTCCGAGCCGTGGACGTCCAAGATTGAACATCATGTTTACAAGAATTTCTTGCACTTCTCCAGGAAAGCCACACCAGATGTCTGCGCCGTAGAGATTCACACACTCACTTAGAGCCACATCGAGATCGCCGTTAAAACACTCAAGGACTCGTTCGACAGAAACTGGCTCTCCGACTTCGTATTCGTGCTCTGGATCTGACTCAAGCACGAGATGTCCCACTCCGAAGGTTTTGTACCCAAGATGGTCCAAATAAATTTCATAGACAACTCCTTCATCAATTTTCAACTGTTCATATACAGATGCTTTGTTCATTCAATTCTCCAAAATTGCGGGGCACTGAGACCCCGCTAAGGCTTTACGATTCTTTACTCGCACTCTTTGTGCCGACAAAACGCCACTCGTTCTTTCTTTTATCGTATTCGTGTACAAGTACTATGTCTGTTAATCCAGCTCTAAATGGAATTGCTTTACTCAAGTCAACTCCATATACTCGTACTTCTTCCATTTTTTGTGCTCTTCGTCCCTGCCCTGTTTCTTTCTTTTCTTTAGCAAAGCCCGTGTGAGCGAATAGTACAGCTGTAATAGCTGCAAGTATTGCTAGTTGTTTCATATATCTCCTATGAAATAGTAACCTTAATTGGTTGCAATTCCTTAGGGATTTCTTCATGCAAGTCTATGCATAGCAGGCCACGTTCCATATAAGCACGATCAAGAATGATATGCTCACTTACTCCGAACGTCCGTGTGAAACACTTACCGCTTAGCCCTTTGTAGATGTACGACTCGTGTTCTTTGTGAAACTGCTTCGTTGTACCATCTACCTTCAGAACTCCTTTGTGAAGACTGATTTCAATGTCATCTTTGTTCCATCCTGGAACTGCTAACTCAATTCGGAAACCATTTTCTCCTACTCTGAGTATATTGAATCGAGGATAGCCTCCGTCAAGAGTTCCTGCAAATACGTTGGTGTCCATGAATCGGTCAAAACCTAACAGATACTTCTGTAGGTCAGCCATAGCTAGTTTAGTGCTGGTCATAAAGTTCTCCTTTTATGAATTGCGTCCTTTCGGTACGCTGGGGCTCTTTCGATGCCGCCTATTAAACGAAGCCTCTTTAAGGTGGGCTTATTACCTACATTTCTTCGTCTACCTCTAAGACTCCAGTATCAATTAGATATTGTACAGTATTTTCTATACCTTCTCGTCTGCCTAAATGAAATGCTGTCATCGCGGCCCCAAACATACAAACGCCGAAAATGATAAGGGACGTGTAGTAATCAATCATAAGAATCTCCTAGGTATTTTCACAGATGCGTATATTATACTTGAAAGTAATACTGATGTCAAGAAGTATTTTTCTATGGACCTCTTCGAAATTTACTTCTTGACATTTTATTCAAACTCCCCTATAATATACAACATGAAAGAATATCAGAAGAAACCGTGGACACATGAAGAGCGTAACCTCCTTCGCAATCAATATTATTGCAAGACAGAAGAGGAGTTACTCGAACTGTTTCCTGATAGAACTATGAACAGTATTCGTAAACAAGTAAGCTATCTACGCAAACGTGGGTGGCATTTTATTCGCAAAGGAGCATTTTAATGGCTAAGAAGAAAAGAATGGGTAAGTCTAACTACACAAGCCAAGGTCTACGCCGTAGTAGCCGAGGCTGTCGTTCTCTTACTCCAATACAACGTCTACGCAACCAGCAAGAAGCATGGCTGAAAGGCAAGCGTGTTATGTTAGTTATTGACGCCGCAGGACATAAGGCAGAAGCTCAAGCTGTATGGGGACTACCACCCATGCTTCGTAAAAAGGAAAGTAATGCCCAAGGTTAAAGTAAGAAACAACAACGTAGAGAGCGCACTGCGTGTATTTAAAAAGAAATGTGCTGACATCGTATGGGAGTACCGCCAGAGAGGTGAGTATGTACCAAAATCAGAAAAACGGCGGTTAGCGAAAAAAGCCGCCATCACTAGAAGTAAGAGGAAAAAGAATGATACCAAGCAATTTTGAACTTGCAGGCGACTTCATGGAGGCGTTTGGT